AAGCTCGCTGTAAATCTAGTTTTGCATCATCAAGAGCCTTAGCGACATTGCGCTGAATTCGGTCTCCATCTTTATCTACTACTGACCAAATAAGGCGGGATGCTCTGCCAAATCGGTTTCCTAAGTTACGCAGGAATTGAGCGCCTGAAGTTCGCGCTGCACTTCCCTTTGTATTTCGCCCTGCAACTTCAAAGATTGCACCTGGGGCAGACTTATTTATCAACTTACCTGCGCTTGTGGTGTAGTTGCCGGAGACTCGACCCTGTGCTTTGGATTTAACGATTCCTGCTGCAACCTCGGCAGGTTTCCACGCTGGCCAGCCAGCACCCCCGCGAGTGGATGAAGGTCGAGTTGGATTCGACTGTCTCCACCCACTCATCGGGGTGCCTGTACCTTGTGAATTGTCAATGCGAGCAACTATGGATCGTGCGCTAGTTTCAGCGCTTGAAAGCTCGGAGTTTATGACTTTATTGAATCGCTTTACGGCATCCTTATCAAACTCTTTAAGAGCATCAATGGTTTCTTTGATACCTGTTAAAACGATTACTTCTTTTTCAGCCACTATTTACTCCGCGCTTTTTGTCTTTGTTTGAGGTAAATGACTATTGCTTCAAGCACTCCATCGGGTGAGTCTAGTAAATCCACCGGCGAAATGCCTGTTTCCACAGAGATTGCAGCAATGCTGTATGTTAAAGATTCTCTGTGGATTCGGAATTTGGGTCTGAGGTCAATGATGCGCTTTCAAGGGTATCTACAAATCCACCATCAAAAGGCTTAACAACAACCCCTGCTTCTCTCATCGCGTGCCATCCAAGCCAATAAATAAATTCAATGCGACCTTCTTCAAGAAGTTTCGCAAAGCCTTTATTGAACTTTTGTTCAAACGCGATAATGGTGCGTGGTCGCAGAGGATATGTAATTTCCTCTGCGCCAGCGACCTTAACTTTTACTGATAATCCATCCATCTTACTTCCCCCTTAGTTGATTATGGTGATGTTGTTTTAGTAATCGCGCCCGAAATAGGCCACGTCACAGATGCGGTTGCCAATTCTCCAACTGCTCCGTTGAGTGGAGTCCACTCGGAGACAAGTGCAGAGAAGGCATATTGAGGATTTGTAGAAGCAACTGTGGTTGCAACTGGCTTCACCTTTATAGTGACCGCAGTTCCTAGTAATGGATAAATGATTGATTCCACTGATCCGCTTGCAAAATCCTGGTGGAATTCAAGCGTTACAGAATTATCAGCCAATCCCGCAATTCTAGTTTTTGCGGTATTTCCGAAACTTGTAGTCTCGACAATATCGTGAGTGGTTGAAATGCTTACGCTCGCGATATGGTCGCTCAAATCGTTGGATGTACCAAAGATTACTGAAGCGTTAGTAAGTACGATTCTTGCCATTATGCAACCGCCTTTGTGATTACGCCTGAAATCGGCCAAGTTACGGATGCTGTTGATAGTTCACCAATGGCTCCGTTGAGTGGTGTCCATTCTGAGCAAAGAGCAGAGAATGTGTATTGTGGATTTGTAGCACCTACTGAAGCAGATGTTGGGCGAGCTACAATCGTTGTGACTGTACCAATAAGGCTTGTGGTGCCATTGATTGTTGCTTCAACATTTGATGCTGCAAAATCTTGATGAAACTCAAGAGTTACTGAGTTATCTTCCAAGCCACTGATGCGTGTTTTGGCGGCAGTTGATGAAAACGCTGAAGTTTCAACAACATCAAAGCTTTCTGAGATTGTGATTGATGCGATGTGGTCTGAGAGATTTACTCCGTTGATTGTCACAAAGGCATCTGTTAATACGATGCGTGCCATTATTTAGTTGCTCCTTCGGTTACTGGTACTGGCTTAGAGGCTGAATCTGCAATGTGACCTGCGCCAATAAGCGCCTCTACATTAAGTTCAACCAAATCTTTTTCGGTGAGTGATTCACCCTTCTTCTTGCCGCAAACCTCAAGGTCTGAGGTAACTATGTAGCTCATTTGTTCTCCTTATCCCCAAATTGTGAGGCTGAATCGGTATGAAAGAAATGTGACATCACCCTGCAAGTAGGTACCTGCTTCGGCTCTTGTCACTCTCAAGGTATTTACTGCTCCCCCAAGGGTTCGATCCGCTTCAATCGCTGTCTTAATTGATTTTGCGCCTGAACCCAAATAATCATCCAACTGATTCTGACTCGAACGAGCATCAAATCGTTGAACAATCACATAAACATCAACATTTGCGATGTCTAAACCTCGCGCATTGTCAATATCAAATGTGAAATCTAATTGACCAACTACCGCGCCAGGCGGTGTTACTTGGTCGGGGATTACATCCCACACGCGCAAACCTGTGATGGTGGCTAAGCGTGTTTTAAGCCCTGCTCTGACGTTGCCAACAATCATTTAGTAAGCAACCCCTTTGCGCCTACGGAATGGGCGGCAGAGAACTTCAACATCTGCATCAAGGCGTGAAGATAAACGAACTACGCCCAAATCAGGCGCACCGGCGATACCGAATGGTGATTGACGGCGTGCAAAGAGGCGTGAGGATTGGAGAAGCGTTGCCATCGAGATTTCGGCAGGAACCGCGTTCCAACCCCAAATGCCTTTCACGCGTACTGACTGAGGCAATGGGTAAGGATAAAGATACGATCCTGTGGCAAGGATGCGAGTGAAAGGCCAACCCTTGCGTGGTGCGTTCACCGGCTCAACTAGATAATCGGATGTGGCGAAAACTGTTGAATATGTTTGGTCAAAGGCGGCATCAATAGCAACCTCTGTTATTTGATAAACGTCATCAATCATCAAAACTGTAATATCTTGAGGCGTGTAATAGCGCGAAACAGTTGATTGTGTAGTGCCATCTCTGTAAAAGAATCGCTCGGTATAGTCATCAATCATTCGACTTGCAGCCGTAATCGCTGCCTCAAGAGCTGTATCATCTACGCTGTCGGTGATACCCAATGATGCTTTTAGTTCAGCCAGTGTGGTGTAGCAGTTAGTTAGAGCCACGCTTTAACCTCATCTCTGCCTTTGGCAGTATCGCTTTTTCAAGTTGCGGTAGCGCCGTTGCCGTTTCTTTTGGCTTAGGCTTTCTGCGCAAAATCTTCTTTATTATTTCCAATGCTCTTGATGTCTTTCATCTAGCCAATACGATTTTTGATGCGGTAGAACTGCGCCTGTATTAACGTGGATTGGAAAACCTAATGAGCGAATTCTACGCGAAAAGAGTAAATCTTCACCGATCCATTCGCCGTTGATAGGCCCATCAAAGAACCAACACCAATCTGTGCCTTGGTGCGGATCAGCGTTCTCTCGCATTGCTTCAAGCACGCTTCGGTGAACTAGCAAGCAGCCTGTTCCTGCGGCATCAATCTCAAAAACTGAATTTTTGTCATAATTGTAAAGAGGCAGGAATCCTTCAGGAACATCTTGAAAGATTGCTGGCACCGGCTTGGGATATAAAGCACCCTCGACTCCGAACCCTGCGAAAACTAATCCCGCCACTACTGGGCGCTCTTTATCGTGTGCGGTTTCGATTAACTTATCGAAAGCATCGAGCGTTAATTGTTCATCGCTATCAAGGAAGAGAAGCCAATCAGACTTCGTTTCCAAAAATTGTTTTACTACTCGGTTGCGCTGCTTTGATAGCAAGCCTGAACCTTTGACCCTAACAAACGGCCCTAGTCTTGATGACCTTGCCTGAACTAGCTGAATCAAGCGATATGCAAAAGCCCCATTGACCATTCCTGGGTCGCACGATCCGATTGAAACTGTATGACCTGACTTCATTGATTCCCCCGAATCAGTAAGAAGTGTGGGTGAGGTTAATCGGGGGGAACTAACCCCACCCACACAATTTGTTACTTTCTCAGATTAGAAAGTTGGTGCTACTAAACCAGTGCCTGAGATGATTGAGGCAGCAAGTGGATAACGCTCAGCCGATGCTGCTGCGTATCCGTAGATGACTGACTTAATCTGCAACTTGTCTGCGCCAGTTGCATCGAATGACAATGCGAATGGTGCGCCAGGTTGTTCCCAAAGGTGGAATTCAGGTGCTGATACGCAATAGATTTCATCCTGATTTGTTGATGCGCCGTAAGTTGTTCCTACGTTTGCATCTGCGATGATAGGCAAGCCCATCAACTGATAGCCTGAGTTTCCGTAAGCAACTGCACCTGCACCTGCGGCAACTCCGTTCATAGGGCCGTTAATTGCTGGCACTACTAATGGGCGGCCTGTGGTGTCTGTTGCAGCGAGAAGAAACGCTAGACGGCGTGGGTGCATTACCCAATGTGTTGGTGTAACAAATGCGTTTGACTGAATTTGCTGAATCGCATCTGCGAGCTTTGGATAGAGAAGTGCAACTGTTGGTGTTGTCGCTGTGAATGTGATTGCGTTTCCACCTGAATTACGGAGACCCTTGATTGTTCCTGAAGTACCTGCACCATTGAGGATTTGGTTATCAAGAGTTGTGTGCCAAGAACGAATGAGGTCAGCGATGATGAATGAATCAACACCTGTACCGCGCTCGATTGCCTGACGTGATACATCTTGCTGTCCGGCAATTGTACGAACGTTGATTGTAAGTAGTGTGTCATCAACATCTGTCTCTGATACTGCATCATTCTGTGTTACCTGTACGGCTGTTGATGATCCTGTTGTCATACGAGAGATATTCAGGGTCATTCCAGCAGCAGGAAGTGTGTGCTTTGTTGTTGCGAAATCCGCAGTTGGTCGCCCAGCGCGTGCGAGAGGTGCAGCGAGATCAGTTAGATACTGTGGAACAACTAGACCATCAAACTGTGCTGTTCCAACATCACGGCGCTCGATTGCATCTTCGCGTGTATGGCGTGCTAGACGTTCGCGAGCTGAGTAATCTCCACGAATTTCAGCAGCATAAACATCCTTTACGAATGAGTTTTCTGAACGCTCTGAGTATGTGCGTGCTTCAGAAACAACCTTTGCTCCACCAACAGATGCTGGCATTGCGATTGTTGCTACTGCTGCGCGTGCTTCGTTTGCCTTTGCATCTGCATCAGCCTGTGTCTTGAACTTTTCAATCTTTGAATCTAGTGAGCGTGACTCTTCAACGAGAGCATCAACCTTTTCGGTCTCTTCAACAGTAAGGTCTGTGCGGTTTTCTGAAGCAACTGCCTCAAGAACTGCATCCATTTCAGCCTTAACTGCATCACGGCGCTCAATTACTTTGTCAAGAAATGACATTTATTGACTCCTTATGAGTTTGATTTTGGTTGAGGTGGTGGCGATGCTCTTCACGGCGCTTTCAGGGTGTGAGATTCGCTCCGACTTCGATCCGCAGATTTTCTGCGGAAAACTATTTTGTGTTGTTGATAATTGCTTTGGCTAAGCGCAAAGAAATCTTGCGTGTTGCTTCTTCAGTTGCTTCAGGCAAAGGTGAAATATCACGCAATTCGGACATCTTGTGACCTACCAAAGTTTCAGTAGCTCGGTATCCATCTCGGTATTCTTCATAAACACGAATCAAAACCGCAGGATCGCCTTCTTCGGCGGTGATAGAGAAGTCTGAACCAGGGATGCCTAGCACGCCTTCTTCCATAATGTGTTCGATGCGACCCTTTGCGGTACCACCGCTTGAATCCCATTCAACATAATCTCCGATTGCTGCGCGAGTTGATTCTTCTTCTTCCTCATACTCGCCTTCACCCATCAAGAGAGCCATCATCTCAACGGCTCGCATAACGTATTCGTGACCTTCCTTGAGGTCGCTAAAGACTGTTTGAAGCACTGCCAAAGATTCGCCGGTAACTTCGCGACCTTCTTTGACTGCCATAATCGCCTTGCGAAGTTCTTCACGCGCTTCAACTGAAGTTGTTGGGTAGGCAGGATATGTGACAACTGAAACGTCACCATCTGCAAGCGAGAGTTCGGTCAGAAGGCGCTCGGTGCGGTTCTCATTCCACTTTTGACGAATCACACGGAAAGCAAAGCTCATCTGATCCAAGTCTCCGCGCTCAACCAAGGTATAGAGGTCGCGCCCTTCTTGTGTGTCTGCGATAACTGCATCCATATAAAGACCGCGTTCATCTTCGCTAAGTGTGAGCGTGCCGTTCTTTGTGCGAGCTAGTGGCAAACCTTCGTGGTTGATAAGCAACCGCACATCGGGGGTTTCGCTTAGGGTCTTGCGGAAAGCGCCAGGTGCGATTCGCTCTACGAATGGCAATGGCACTGAATTATTATTGAAAACTGCGGCATATCCTGAAAGGCGCATAGTGCCATCGTCTGCTTGGCGTGCCTCAACATCCTGCACTGTATAAGTACGGCGTTCGATTTTTTTGCTCATTTTGCTCCTTGAATCGGCCTCAGCATCTAAGGCATCAATTTTGCGCTGCGCCCAATTTTGCGCTCTGTCGCTGAAGTTGGAATCTCCACCCCAAAGTAACCAGGCAACTAAACCCGCGCCTGGGTATTGGGCATTGGATGGATCATTATTTTTTGGTGCTTGTCCATCAACTTGATGGCGTGCAAACCAAGGTGCCATCTTGCGCACCTTGTTTTCTGAAATTCGACCTGCTGCCATTTCACGAGCTTCTCGCTTGGTGGCATCAGTAAGACCATCTCCCCCGAAACCTTCTTGTAGGTATTTCAACCCACGCTCTGCATTAGCGCGAATGAAGGAAGGAACTGATAAATCAACTGCCCGAACTTCGCCCAGTGGCTCCATATCTTCGGCAATGGAAACTGCAACCATTTGAGCGATTGCATCATCCTTTGTATCGTGACACCCGATAGTGGTGAAAGAGCCATTTGACTCTTCTTTCACTGTTGCCCAACCTGAGCAATCTGATTGACTATCACTAATTCCGTATGGCATTTGATCCCTTAAAGCATCGCTAGGATTTCAGCATCATCTTCGACAATGGAGAAATCAATCTGAGATAGTGCGCTTGCATAGGCTCCACCTAGTAGGGCATCTGCAAATCCGTAATGAACCTTTGGTAATAAGGGTTCAATGACCGGAATTTCTATTGAAGGCATTTGCAGATTCGGTTGAACGAATTGCATCAAAGGATTGCCGAACGATCCACCCTCAGTTTTTGAGACTGTGACAATCTGCGCTGACAATCCACCAAGGTTCGCCGTAGCGGTGGCGGTGATGTTATCTGCTGCCGTTGCGTTTGCCGTTAAACCACCCAAGGAAACGTCACTTGAGGCGATTACGGACACGATTGCGGTTGCGTTAGAGGAACCACCCCCAAGTGGGGCGTTCGCGGCTGTAACGTTAGTTACAAGCCCTGTGGCGGTGCCTGTAGCCCCGTTTAGAGGTGCGCTGGCAGAGACTTCTTGAATCGTGATGCTTGAGGCGCTGCTTGTGAGTGCGCCAAGGATTGAAGTTCCTACGCCATCTGAGGTAAAGGCAAAGCCTGGGCCATCAAGTCCAAAGCCTTCACTATCTAAAGGTGAGACATCCAGCGTGAAGCGCAGGAAACTCATTTGAGATTAGCTCGCTACAGTGAGGCTTACAGTGAGCGATCCGCTTGGAATCGTGTAGGTATCACCTGCGGTGTAAGGGTTGCCTGTGATTGTGCCTGAGAAAAGAAAGTTTCCTGTAGTTAAAGAATCCCAAGCGGTGAAGTAGGTAGCATCTTGGGAACCTGCAATGTTTGTCCAAGTAATCGCTGCATCGCTTGTAAGCAATCCGACTGAGGCTGCTGAAAATGAAACCGACTTGCGAGTTGTCTCTGTAGCGGCATTGGCAGTGCCATTCGCGCCAGGGTCTGCAACGTGTAGTTTCACATACGCGGTGCTGACTGAGAACGCGGTGGCATTGCCTACTGAATCAAGAAAAGCATTTGCAAGGTAAGTGCTGAGTCCAGTTGCCATTATTCGCCATCCTCAATTGTCTGCTCGATGATTTCTGAAATCTTGCCCTCTTCATCACGAACAACCTTGCGAACAACACGCTTGCGCTGTTCAACATTTTGAATGTTAATCACGGCTGGTTCAACTGTGACATTAGGTGCTGCCACATTGACTTCAGGCGCTTCCACATTCACGCGGGTTTCAGGAACATTCACGATTGTGTCGGGAACATTCACATCTACGAATGAGCGAGAATTGACCTCATAGGCTGCCTGTGGGTTTGCAGGATCAATCGTTGAGATTGGCTGAAGCTGAGTTGAAGGAACGCCTGTGTGCTTCATTGAATCCATACCGATTGCTGAAAGAACCTCGGCAGGGTCAAACCCGACCTGAATCAACTTTGCTACGATTTCTGTGCGTAGTTGCAAGCCAACATCCTTGGCATCTGCCGCATCAATGTTTTGAAGTGGCACTCGATACTGATCCCCATCTTCAATCGGAGTCATATCTTCCATTGCTCGCACATCATTGAGGCTCATAAAACCTTCACG